TGTTGCTCTAAAGGTCTTGCGGGTTAACAAGTCCATAAAACGATGCTCAACTGAATCACCAATCAGGTCCCCCTCGGATGCATACTGAGGAGGTACGAAGGTAACCTTCGCCTTTTGAGTCAGGTACAAGCGCATAAATGTATGCGCTGTGCAATCGTTACTGCGCGCTCTCAATACGGTGTATAACCGGTTAGACAGCGCAAGCCAAGAGCTGTCAAGTGACTCGTACTCTTCGCTCAACCCGTTCCACGTAGTTGTGTCGCGAGTCATGTCCTTACGTGGCCAATATAGAGTAGTTAAGTCTATAACGCCATGATCAGTCAGATAGTACTCTTTACCGCAAGATTCACGGTAAGGGCCGGAGTGATAAGATTTATCTGTATTAACTTTAAAGCCTAAGGCTTTTAAGATATCATACAGAGTCTCCGCTGCTTCTGCGCTGATGGTTATGTCATCGCCGTAAGCTGTCGCGACGATAAACGCAGGCTTATCACCTGTAAATTCTATATATAACTCCACTGCGACAACTGCAATCGCAAAGAAGATGATCGATTCCACAATAAATGTTAGAGCCGAGCCCATTGTGCCAAAAGCACGCAGAGGCAGATACGCATCGCCACGTATGACGTGCGTCGGCATAACCTTTATCATGTCCTCGTATATGTTCGCCGGGAACGTTTCCCCGACAAGCTGCTTTGTAACTGTATCACTGGCAGAGCTAAGGTCAACCGTAGCTACGGTCCCTTTGGCAGCGCCAATAAAAGCGAGCTTCTGGTTAACTGTCTGGTCATGTAATGGTATACATGTCCCAAAGCCATTGCGAACGAGGCAACGCTCTAACTCGGCTGCAATAGCCTTCATCCTATACTGGCGATCAAACCTTTCAGGCGCGATGATCCTCGGGCCCTTATAGTCCTTAGGAACCAGCGTAGGGTTAACAGCGTAGATTGTGAACCCGTTGTGAACGAGTTGCCATCTACCTTTACCAGCGGCCTTCAGTAATTCAACCCACTTTGCGGTGGGTACGCGTCCCACATCGACAGATTGATAATCAAAGTCGACTAACGGGTTGCGTTCTTTGAGCAGCGACTCATTAAAACGTTTACAGAAAGTACACGTACACACATCCTGGCTTGCGCCATTAGTGTATGATCCTGCGTCTTCCCGTGGGGTCTTATACCCCTTTAACATGCGTCTTACGACGCTCCGCACTTTGCGTGTTAAATACGTATTATACGTACGAACGCATGAGGGCTGCGCATCGGCCGTGTTACCACCCTTAACCATACCAAGGTATGGTGTCCTGGACAGAACTCCGTTTCTCTCGTAGATATACGAAGAATCATGCTCTCCACGGTTAGTTTCGTAGAAGGCGTTCAGACGGTCCTTATCATTGCCGTCCAATCCATTGGGTGTAAATCTCTTCAAATACCGCAAGATCTGAAGTGAATCTGCTAGTGCAACTGAGCCAAAAGCTGCGTGAATATACGCATACTTAGGCGGAATGGGCTTACCCTGTATTAATAGAAGGGCATAGCCACTACAGTGTGCTATGGTATCGATGAGACCGGATTCCTTAATCATGATGTGCAAATATGATGCACATCCTGAATTACCGATATCCTCAGCAAGCCAGAGCCATGTATTCATGGAAACAAAATACTGTTCAGCATTCTTCTTGCAGTATGAGTCGACAGCCGACTTAAGCTTGCTCTGGGTGCTGTGACGAGCGAAATCCATTGATTCAACTCGCCTTACTTCGCTATGATTGATAATCGTAACGTCATTCAGCGTCTTATAACGCCATTTTAAGTCTATCATATGTAGACCTCCTTCATGAATTTATTAATATGTGTACGTTGCAGTCAACATTATGCTGTATAATCTGCCATAGGCTGAAGAGCTGATCTCATCAGCATCCCGGCCTGCGCGTTATTCTGACCAAAGAAGGCAGAAACAGCACGCCTCACAGCCGTGTTGACTAATTGAGCGGTGAAGTTTGATGACCTAGGGTGACGTACAGATATCTGCACAACGATAGGCTCATCAAGCTCATAGGTAGTATCGGCCGTATCAGTAGTAACAAGAACGGAGTCTATTCGAACACCGTACTGTATACCACCTTCCGGACCAGGGTTAGCTACCTTAACCTTGGAATTGATACGCTTTATCGGCTCACAGAAATTTGAGATTATCTCATCCTGGCCGACAGGGGCAGTAAGGTTAGACATAGAGCACATGGTAGGCTCATCTGCAATAACACCGTAATCGGTGTTTTCCTTGATCTGCACCTTTGCTACTGTGGCCGTTGAAGCAGCTATGTTTGTGTAGGTAAAATTACTTGTTCTCGCCATGATTATTAACCTCCTAATAGTTTCGACGATGTGGCCATACACCCCACATCCGTGAACCGCTTGAGAGCGGTCTTGGAACTACACCCTGGTGAGGGTTGCCAAATGTAGTTGTCGAGTGATGGCGGCGCTTCGTACCAACGCGTATAATGATGCGTGGTAACATTAACAGTTGTGTTCCGGTCGTATGATAACGACCAGCATACGTTATTGAAGTCGTAATCAGCCTCAATGTGACGCTTAGTGTCATTGAATTCTAGCCTGTCACCTACAGGCAGAAACCAGTCTGCTACAAAACTAAACGGTACGAAGTCCCACAATGTATATGGCGTGACCTCAAGACCGTAAGTGTAGAGCTGATGCTGAACTCGAGCAAGCAGGTCATCTGTTTGCTGATAGACATCAAATCCGACGCGGACTGTGGCGTCCCCAACTCCGTATCGGGATCCAGGTATGGTAGCTTGCCCATTATAGTGCTGAGGCTTCCAATACCCAATTTGCTTCCTTGCAGTATACTGCAAGGCTTGTTTTGTGTCGGAAGATGTTGTGGAAATTGAGTACCTCCACGCCATCCATAACCCTTGCGGGCCACCATGCTTGCACCAATCTTTAAAATCTTTGGGCATCCGACCCCAACCTCCGGAAAATATATCGATTACCATATCGATCATATCCTTCATGTTGGATAGGTTGTTATCCGCTGCCTTAGGGAAGTTCTCACACGCATTGAGGAAAGCCTCTTGCATACCCTGCATTAAAATGTCAGGTTTCTTGCGCGTGCCGAGTAACCACCCGTACTCATCATATGAGAAGATAGCGGGATTCATGGAAGGGATTTCCCACTCAGAACAATAAAAATGCTCTGTATAAGTATAGGCATAGGTATGCCTAGGCTGTTGAGCCTCTCCCGATTCGATCAGACTATCGTAATCCATAGGATCACGGTTAGCCCAATCATCAGACCATGGATCGTCGAGCAGCTTGCGCCACTCGAACTGGTCAAGCGAGGCATATTCCCATCTACGATTGTCATGCCACCTATAACGGTTGACATGCTTCGAGAGGTAGGGATGCCCTGAGTAGTTGGATAAATACCACTCAGTGAAATCATAGCCGTTCTCATGCGAGTTATTACCGGCAAATATGACCTCATGCTTGTAATGGCAGCGAGATCCACTGCTGCTAGTGTATGTACCGTCGTACATACCAGCCAATAAGAAATGTTGTGCATTCCTTATGGCTGACCGAGAAGAGTCGGTTGTCACATTAGTCGCATGTTGCGCCAGACAAACCTTCGTTACCTTGCCATGCATGACTGTGGAGTTGTGACATCTTGTCACCTGCCTCAGTACTTGCGGAACGGCAATCTTCTCACTTACCTGAGATATGGGGATTACCACACACAATGTTTCGCGTGGTGACCCACGTACCGTGGTGAATGCGTACCGATCAGCTTCATTGGCAATGAAGCACGCGGCAATCGCAGGCACTCGGCCATTCCCAAATAAGCTCGTCGGTAAATCAATGAACTGCATTGGTTTTACCTCCTTGGTGATATTTTGAAGCCAAG